TTTGTTCAAAACATTGGTTTGGTCCATATCCTGTTCGATATTTTGGATTTGATTTACATCGAATGTTTGTAGGTATTTCATGGTGGGGAGATCCTAAAATGAAACACATAGATGAAATTCAGCAGTCCAAAGTTGAAAAGGATTAACAATGTCTCAAAAAGATGAAGATACATCTACAAAACCAAATCAATCTTTATCAGTACAAGCATTTGATTCTAGGGATGGTGTCGCTATGATATTTCTGAAGGATTTTATCAGAGATGGATTTCCTGCACCTGATCCTGAACGACAGATAGTATTAGCTTATATGTATGCCGATGCTATGATAAAATTTAAAGAAATGCAGCGAGAAAGAGAATTAGAAACTAGATGTAAGAAGTGTGGGAATCCTGAATTGCATTCTACACTTGCAAATACTACAGAATTTCCTCATCAATATATTCTGATGTGCAAGAAATGCGGTTGGCAGGAAACGTTTGAGAAGTAAAGATATGATTATCAAACTCAAATCAATTATATTGTTATCAACAAATCTAAATTTATGTATTAAATCATATCCTGGACATTCGAGAGGTTGTCCCAATTACAATCACAAAAAAGGATGTCCACCACTCAAATATAGATTTAATGAAAAAACTTTACCTCCATACTATGCAATTATCAATGAATTTAATTTAGCAAAACATGTTGCACGAATGAAGTCACTACATCCTCAATGGAGTGAAAGGCAATTAGTTTGTTGTTTATATTGGCAACAAACTGCACGAAAACAACTGCAAAGTAAGATAAATGAATTTCTCAATAATCACAACTATATAGTTGATACATGCCCAGAAGCATCAGGAGTAAATGTAACTCAAACTTTGCAACAACATGGAATAGAACTTGAGTGGCCTCCACGAAATATAGTAAGGCAAGTGGCAATTGCTTATTAGGATAGGGAATGGACAAAAAACTCAAGAAGAATTGTTACGTTTGTGGGAAACTGATAGAAGAATTATTTATGATTGTTTCACCACGTAGTAATACAGATAGGGTTTTCCTTATTCATATAGAATGTGGAAAACGTATTGAGACTGGTCAATATATTTGTGAATGTAAAGAGGTGAAGAAATGAATCTTGTCATTAGATTTAAACAACAATCTGTAACAAAATGAAATCCATTTCGAGAGAAAGGAATTAAAGTGACAATCACATTAGAAATTATTCAAACTAAATTAGGTCCCAGTATCACAGAAGAAAAATTACCAAAGACAATCACACGTGACGATGTAATGTGGTTGATTTATGAAATAATGAGATTACGTGCAAGAGTCAAAGCAATCAAGACAGGCATATATACAGAACCACTTCCCAATTATGGGGATCTTATTACAGTAAAAGATTGGTTGCAATCGGTCGCGAATAATTATTTTATTGACTATGACGGAAGTGGTCATCCAGTAAAAGATGGTAAAATGTCAAAACAGAATATTTACCCATCAATTGCAGATGAACTTCCTGAAGATGCTACTCATGTAATGTGGTTCAATAGATAAAGAAGAAAAAACAGGAATATAATGCGTAAACTTAAAGGTAAAGAATCATATCTTAGAAAAATAGATAAAGTTACTTCTACATGTGAAGTAAGAGAAGTCATTCGTTTCAATATGCTGCGATTAGAAGACGTTACTGAATATACGTTTCATCTATTACCTTGTGGACATAAATATGTAACGAATACTCGTGGACATCTTGATCGGAAACAAATTCGTTGTGAACAGTGTATTGAGGAAGCAGGGGAAGGATTTTTGCTATTATGATTTCGACACCCACACGTTTAGACGCCGTGCAACTCCTTATTTCAGGTATCCAGGCCTTTGCCAGGGCAGAGCAACAAGGGATTCGGATCGACACTCAGTATTGCCTTCGCAAGCAAAAGCAACTTGATAAACGTGTAGAGTCATTAGAAAAAGAATTTAAAGCAACAAAATTTTATCATCACTGGCACAAAAGTGTTGGAGGTAAAACATTAAACATAGACTCAAATGCTCAACTATCCAGATTTTTATATAAAGTCAAAAAGATTGAACCTTCAAAACTGACTACAGGGGGAGATGGAAGCACAGATGAAGAAGCGTTGACGCAGTTGAATATTCCAGAGGTACAATCATTGCTCACAATACGAAAATTAAAGAAATTGAAAACATATCTTGAACAATATGAACGTGAGCAGGTGGATGGTGTTGTGCATCCATTTCTAAATTTGCATACTGTAAAGTCAATACGGTCAAGCTCCGACCATCCAAACGCTCAAAATATTCCCAATCGTGATGAAGAAGCGATGCGAATTGTTAGACGTGCATTGTTTCCTAGATTAGGTCATCAGTTTCTTGAGATTGATTTCAAAGGTTCTGAAGTAATTAGTAATGCCTGCATTAATAAAGATCCAAATTTATTAAAGTATGTACGTGATCCTACTACAGATATGCATCGTGACATGGCAATAGAGATATTTAAACTGAAAGAATTAGATAAAAAGAATCCTGAACATTATTTACTAAGACAAGCAGGTAAGAACGGTTTTGTGTTCCCTGAGTTCTATGGAGACTATTATGTAAGTTGTGCAGAGAATTGTGCTTGTAACTGGGGAAAACTTTCAAAAGGTGTATGGCATGCTGGTGAAGGTGTTCCATTAAATGGTAAATTTCTATCTGATCATCTTATTGCAAATGGAATTACCTCTCTTATTAAATTTATAGATCATGTGAAAAAAGTAGAACACAATTTCTGGTTCAAACGATTCAGAGTCTATCAACGCTGGAAAGATGTATGGTTCAGTAATTATCAAAAAAATGGATACTTTGACATGCCTACAGGATTTCGCTGTAGTGGTGTAATGTCAAAGAAAGAAGTAGGGAACTATCCAGGGCAAGGTTCGGCTTTCCACTGTTTATTATATTGTTTTATAAGAATCGATCATTTGATCAAGAAAGAAAAACTAAAATCGCACCTTGTAAATCAGGTGCACGATTCAATGCTTCTTGATGTGTATCCTCCTGAACTTGAGTACCTAAGTAAAATGATTAAGAGAGTTATTGAAGTAGAGTTAGCAGAATACTGGGACTGGTTAATTGTTCCTATGTCTGCGAGTTTTGAGATTTGTGAAATTGATAAACCTTGGAGTGAAAAACGAGAATATGCTATTGCAGCATAAGGAGACTAATCATGGGAGCAAAAGAAGCAATACAAGAAATGTTAAATAGTAAATATAATCTTGAAGAACAATTACGAAATACAATCAATATTGAACTAGGTAAATTTCGAGAGACATTCGGTATCAGTATAAAGGAAATTAAAATACAAATGGTTGATATTACTCATATGGATTCAGTGGGAAAAGAGTTTTTGGTTGGTAAATTAGAAACAAAATTAGCCATTGATGAATAGGAGAAAATAAAATGAAAAATTCTATTAACATTAAAACCATTTCTCGACAAAGAAAATATCAAATTAAAATGAAGCTTGAAGGACGTTGTGTAGTATGTGGGAATAAGGCAGTTAATGCTTGTCATTGTAAAATTCATAGAGATAAAGAGAGAATCAGGAGACGAGAAAAGTATAGAGAACGAACAGGATGTAAACCATGGTATCCCGGAGGTAAAGGTCGTCCACAATTAGATTACTTTGCTATGAAGAAGAAATAAAATGGGGAGCAAATCA